GCTGTCGCGCAAATTCCAGAAAACGAAGAACTTGGTGAGAAACTGGTTGAGATCTGTCTTGTTATCCTTGCTAAAGCGGTTAAGTTAACTAAAACTGATATGGATGACAAACTTCTAGAAGTTGTCACTAAAGCAATCGCTGCAAGAGAAGAAGACTAATGTGGTCTTTTTTGTTCCCATATGCTAAACAAGTTATATTGAAGCATGTGGGAACACCTTCTTATAGGAAGGTAGTCATAGAATTTTTAGAAGTTTTGGTGAGAAGTACTGAAACTGATCTTGATGATATGATGTTAAAGCGTTTAAAAAAAGCAATTCTGGCACCAACTGGAAAACCTCTTTCTAAACAACTTCTTAAAGAACAAAAGAATATATTATAAATATTCTTATAATGACACACATACAGGTAAGAAAACATGTCTCTTTGGGGAAAAACTGACACCTCTGGTGACGAACCTAAGTTTGGTGCTGCACTTAATGCCAATACTTCAGCAACCATCGAAGTATATGGTGTAGATGCTACTGAGCAAGGTGTTGCAAACGCTTCTGGTTCTGCATATGCACCTGCTCACGCTGGATGGGTTGCTATTCAAACCTACACTGATATGCATGGCAATGCTAGAGTTAAGAGTGAAACTTTAGTTGCAATGGGCTCACTAACTGGAGACCAAGCAGACGACGCAGTTTACGCTGATAGTTGATAATTTGGGTTTAGTATGAGATTTGATGAATTGAATGAGAGCAATTATATGCTCTTCGCTATAAAATTCTATGACAACCCACAGGCTGTCACAAAAGACGATTTTGAAAGTGATCTTAAAAGGATTCGCTATATCAAGCGTCTATTAAAGCGTTACAAAAATACAGGTGAACTTAAGATTCATCTCATATTGAACCACATAACAATTCTATTCAATGTGTTCAATGAGGCAGCGGTTCCGCTGCTTTTTTATAATTTAGAAGAAGATCTTTGGCCAAGCATAAAAAGTTTCTTGGTTTTCTTGGATAGAATACCAGAGTATCCTAAAACAAAGATTAGTGATATTGAAGTAGATAAAGAATGTTTGGATAAATTGCAAGCAGTCTAATGGACATCAATAAGGTTATTAATATTATTAGAGAATCTAAGAAGGCATCAAAGTGTCCTCCTGGATATAAACTTGATAAGAAAACAAAAGCTTGTGTGCCAACTAAGCGCGGAAAGACTGTAGTGCTTGGTTACTTTGGTAGAGGTCATGATCACGATCATGATGATGAGGGCAAAAAGAAAAATGGGAAGAATGGTAATGGATCAAATGGTAATGGTGGAAATAGTGGAAGCAGTGGTCCTTCTAATGGTGGCAATGGTGGTGGGAATGGTTCTAACGGCGGAAACGGTGGGGGAGAATGAAGACCTTTAAGCAGTTCTGTGAAGAAATGATGGGGGCACCTGTTAACAGTGTGGGTGACGGATCTTCCACTGCATTGCCACCAGCACATGAACCTGGTATAAAGAAGAAAAAAAATAAAAGAAAACAAGTGATGGGGATGTGGTCCAGATCTCTTCGTAAATAAATATTAAAGATACCTAATAGAGGTGAACTGGCGAACAGTGAACAACAAAGAAGCAACCACAATATCTGCTTTGCTGCAGAGACTCGAAAAAGTAGTCGACTCATTGCAGGATAATTCTGTTAAGATGGGTCAGCTTCTTGCAGTTCATAATGAAAAACTAGATAAGCAAGATAGAACAGATACTATTCTTTTCCGTAAACTGGAGGATCTAGACATTTCTTTCCAAAAAGAGACCGATAGTATTAAAAAAGGTTGTGAAAGAGATATTAAAAAAATTGAAGAAAGACTCACTATGATGGAAAAAAAGATGTGGACCATCTTCGGTGCAATAAGTGTAATTACTTTTATAGTGAGCCCATTGGGATCTAAAATAAGCGAAGTCATCTTGACTAACAACGCTCCTCCTGCTATTATAGATACAACCCAATAAGTTCATATTAATGAGCAGCGTACAGTTTAGAAAGCATCGGGTGTTCCGTGAGACGCCCGATGTTGTTTTTTATGATATATCTGTCGATGATTCAAATGCATCTGATCTTGTGGTTCATGAAGGACCAGCAGTTTCACCACCAGACGATCTCATCGGTGCAAAGCAGTTCTATATCCACCATCACCAAGTGGATCATAATCGTGTCCTCTCAGGAGAGAGAACTTTTGAACTTGTCAACTTAGATTGGAAGTTTCCATATCACATTGTTCATTTAAACCGAAAGAGTGGAGCACTAGTAGTTCCTATAGGTACATATCACCGCAGTACTTCTGGTAAAGATGGTTCTATTGTAATCAATCAAGCGATTCGTGATCCTGAGTTTGATCCAGACACTGAATTTATTCCTGTAAGTGCTGGAAATAATCCAGAACTATATCGTATACTTGTTCACGAACAACCTGTAATCCACGAACTTGGTGAATAATGGATCTTACTGATGCAAAGTATATTGGTCTTGTATCTTCACGACTTCAGAAATTTAAGAAAGTTAAGGCAGACCTTTATAACTTTCGTTGTCCAATCTGTGGTGATTCTCAGAAGAATAAGAACAAGGCAAGGGGATACATCTATGCTATTAAAAACAATGCAAACTATAAGTGCCATAACTGCGGTGCAAGTTTGTCATTAAATAATTTTCTTAAGAAGATTGATACAACCCTCCATAAGCAATACACTATTGAAAAGTTCAAGAATGGATTTGGTGGTGGAAAAAACTTTGTTGTCGAAGAACCAGTTTTTGAATTTAAGAAACCAGTTTTCCGTAAAAAGATTGATTTGCCTAAGGCATCCGAAGTTCCTATTGCAAAGAAATATCTTGAAACTAGAAAATTAGATCCAACTAAATTTTATTACACTGATAAGTTTAAGCAGTGGACAAATACCCAAAAACAAACTTTTGACACTATCGGTAGGGATGAAGAACGCATCATCATTCCAATGTATGATGCGAATAGACAATTGATTGGATATCAGGGTAGAAGTCTAAATTCAAACTCTGTTAAATATATCACTGTGATGCTTGAGGAGAATGCCCCAAAAATTTACGGTCTTGATAAAATTGATATCAATGCACCAATTTTTGTCGTGGAAGGACCTTTCGATTCATCCCTTATTGAAAACTCTGTCGCTATGTGCGGTGCCGATATTGATCTTAGGTCGTTTGGTTGGAGCAATTATATTTTTGTTTACGATAATGAGCCTAGGAACAGAGAAATCACCAATCGAATATCCAAGACCATTGCTAGAGGGGAGAGAGTAGTTATCTGGCCCTCTTCTATTGAAGAGAAAGATATCAACGATATGATTCTCGGTGGACATCAAGTTATGGATATGTTAAAATGTAATACATATCAGGGTTTAGAAGCAACTGTAAAATTCAACAATTGGAAAAAAATATGAGTAACGGTACAACGGTTAAGAAGCGTAATGGAAGAGGTACAGAACCCCTGAATCTTGATAAGATTCATGTGATGGTAGAAGAGGCATGTAATGGTCTTGCGGGGGTTTCTGCAAGTCAAGTAGAGATTCAATCTGGAATTCAATTCTATGATGGAATTACTACCGCAGAAATTCAAGAGATTCTTATTCGTAGTGCTAGTGATCTGATTGATCTAGAGCATCCAAACTATCAATTTGTATCTGCTCGTCTTCTACTATTTGCACTTAGAAAAAGTCTATACGGCAGAATGCGCGAATGCCCATCAGTCAAGAAGCACACTGAGAAGTGTGTAGACATGGGTGTCTATGATCCTGAAATCTTGAATCTTTATTCTGATGAAGAATTTGAGAAGATGGATTCTTTTATTGATCATGATAGAGATTTCCTATTCACCTATGCTGGTCTTCGTCAGGTAGTTGATAAGTATCTGGTTCAAGATCGTAGTAGTGGGCAAGTGTACGAAACCCCACAATTCATGTATCTGTTGATTTCTGCAACTATTTTCTCTAAATACCCAAAGGAGACTCGCCTGGATTATGTCAAACGATACTACGACGCAATCTCAAAGCACAAAATCAACATTCCAACCCCCATCATGGCAGGGGTGCGGACGCCAATTCGTCAATATGCATCTTGTGTTCTTGTTGATATTGATGACACCCTCGATAGTATCTTTAGCAGTGATATGGCTATTGGCAAATACGTTGCACAAAGGGCTGGAATTGGGATTAACGCAGGTCGAATCAGGGGTATCAACAGCAAAATCAGAGGCGGAGAGGTTCAACACACAGGTGTTGTCCCCTTTCTCAAAAAGTTTGAATCAACTGTCAGATGTTGCACACAAAACGGCATCCGAGGCGGAAGTGCTACTGTCCACTTTCCTATCTGGCATCAAGAAATCCAAGACATCCTAGTACTAAAAAATAATAAAGGAACCGAAGATAATCGTGTTCGTAAACTAGACTATAGTATCCAAATCTCAAAACTCTTCTATGAACGATTTATCAAGAACGAAGAAGTTTCACTATTCAGTCCTCATGATGTCCCTGGGCTTTATGATGATTTCGGGACTGATCGCTTCGACGATAGGTATTGTGGTTACGAAGCAGATGCTTCCATCCCCCGCACCACTATCAATGCCCAAGAACTGATTCTAGATCTTCTAAAAGAGAGAGCAGAAACTGGTCGTATCTACATTATGAATATCGACCACTGTAACTCTCACTCATCTTTCTTGGATAAAGTTGAGATGAGTAACCTATGTCAAGAGATTACTCTTCCCACTAAACCTATTCAACACATTGATGATGAAGCTGGAGAAATTGCTCTGTGCATCCTTTCTGCTATTAATATTGGCAAAATTAGGGATCTTCAGGATCTTGAAGTTCTCTGCGATCTTAGCGTTAGGAGTCTTGATGAACTTATTGATTTTCAAGGATATCCCGTCAGAGCAGCAGAAATTGCCACAAAGGCACGACGCTCCCTTGGAGTGGGATTCATCGGTCTAGCACACTATCTCGCCAAGCAAGGCGTTTCTTACAACGATCCAGAGGCATGGAAACTTGTACATGAACTAACGGAAGTATTTCAATATCATTTGATTCGTTCTTCTGTAGATCTTGCGAAAGAAAAAGGTCCTTGTACTTACTCTGATCGCACTAAGTATTCTCAAGGTATTCTGCCAATTGATACATATAAGAAGGATGTTGATGAACTAGTTCCTAATGACCTTTTACTTGATTGGGAGTCTCTACGGGCAGAAGTGGTTGAACATGGAATCAGGAACTCAACATTGTCCGCACAAATGCCTTCAGAGAGCAGTTCCGTTGTGTCAAATGCAACAAATGGAATTGAGCCACCTAGAGCGTACCTGTCCATTAAAAAATCTAAAAAAGGACCACTAAAGCAGATTGTTCCGCAGTATAATACTCTGAAGAACAATTACACTCTATTGTGGGATATGCCTAACAATTCTGGATATATCAGTATTGTGGCAGTAATGCAGAAGTTCTTTGATCAAGCAATCTCTGGTAACTGGAGTTATAATCCTCAGCACTTTGATGGATCTGAAGTTCCTACCAGCGTAATGGCAAATGACTTTTTAACTACATATAAGTACGGTTGGAAGACATCTTATTATCAGAATACATATGATGTAAAAACCGACGAAGTAGAAGAAGAACCAGCATCAGTTCAACTCAAAGATGCAACTAGACTACAAAGTCTAGTAGAAGACCTATCAAACCCAGAGGAGTGCGAATCCTGTGCAATTTAAGAAATCAGTAGACGGTAAGTCAATGACAAATCTTAAGGGGATGACAGTTTTTAATACTGAAGATGTTGATACCAAAAAACAACCTATGTTTTTTGGTAAACCCCTAGGTGTCCAACGCTATGACAATTTTAAGTATCCTCAGTTTGAAAATCTAACGAAACAACAACTAGGATACTTTTGGCGTCCAGAAGAAGTATCCTTGCAGAAAGATCGTGGAGATTATCAAACGCTTCGTCCAGAACAAAAGCATATCTATACCTCTAACCTCAAGTACCAGATTATGCTTGACTCCGTTCAAGGGCGTGCTCCTGGGATGGCTTTCTTACCATACTGCAGTCTACCTGAACTAGAGGCATGTATGGAGGTATGGTCTTTTATGGAGATGATTCATAGTAGATCATATACTTATGTTATCAAAAATGTCTATCCTGACCCATCTGAAGTTTTTGATACTATAATTAAGGATGATAGAATCCTACAACGCGCTTCTACTGTTACCGAATCTTACGATGATTTCATCAATAGTGCCCAACTTTGGGGAACTGGTAATATGTGGAGAGATGAGTTTAGAGGTTCTCCAACATCAGAATGGGAGATGATGGATGTTAAAAGAAAGTTATACAGAGCTGTCGCTAATGTTAACATTCTTGAGGGTATCCGTTTCTATGTTAGCTTTGCTTGCAGTTTTGCTTTTGGTGAACTCAAACTTATGGAGGGTTCTGCTAAGATTATCTCACTCATTGCGCGTGATGAAAATCAGCATCTTGCAATCACTCAGAACATTCTAAATAAGTGGAGACGCGGCGATGATCCTGACATGGTGAAAATCATGAAGGAAGAAGAGCAATGGACTTATGCAATGTTTGATCGCTGCGTAAACGAAGAAAAACTTTGGGCAGAGTATCTGTTCAAAGATGGATCTATGATTGGTCTTAATGACAAACTACTTCAACAGTATGTTGAATGGATTGCAAATCGTAGAATGAAATCTATCGGACTAAAACCAGTTTATGACATTCCAGCAAAGAACAATCCACTTCCTTGGACAGAGCATTGGATTTCCTCAAAAGGTCTTCAAGTTGCTCCTCAAGAAACTGAAGTCGAATCATACATCGTCGGTGGAATCAAACAAGATGTCAAGCAAGACACTTTCGCAGGATTCAAGCTTTGAAGAAATCTGGAAGGAGATGGATGAGATAGAACCTCTCACTCCTACTCCTTCTAAGAAAGAAGAAGAAGCAGCAGCACTAAGAGCATATAAGGAGGCAGCATTGTCTGACTCCTATATGTTTGGCGAGTATAATGGATATGAAGCATACGGGGATATCCCTGATTGATGCGGGTGTAGCTCAGCGGTAGAGCGTCTGCCTTCCAAGCAGAATGTCGTCGGTTCGATCCCGATCACCCGCTTTATAAATACTAAAAAAGTGTGCTTACGATAATGAAGTCGTTTAAGAATTTTTTAGTTGAAAAAGAGAATCCAAATAATCCTTCTGAAAAGAAACCTCAGATTTCTAAATCTGATGCGAAAAAAATTCAGAGAATGAAGGATGCGGATCCTGATACCGCTAGAAGAATTCAATCTGGATTAGAATCCAGTAGAGAAGCCGCTAGAAGAATAAAGAGTGGAGAAACCAGAACATCTCAGACTGGTCAAAGAACAAGAACAAGACCCAGCACACTAGGTCCAGATCGTATTGGTGGTGGTGAAGTCGATCCATCTGATCAGGCACGAGCAAGGCAATCTGGTAGAGTTAGAACAGGTACAGATACACCAATAAAAGATCTACCACAAGCTGATACTGCTAAAGTAACTCCAAAAAAGAAAGCAGAATTAGATAAGTTTAGAAGCACTAAACCTCAACAATCTCCAGAACCTCAACGATCTCCAGTTGGATCAGGTGAGAGGAGAAGAGCAGATGCAATGAATCAGGCTAGGGCTGATGGTGCTGATAAACCTTTTAAAAGTCCTAGAGGTCGTGGTGGTGATCTTTTAGATAGATTAACAGGTCGCACAACACGCACAAGATCAAGTGCAAAACCCACAACTGCATTTGGCAAACCTTCAGGAACTGATCCAAAAACTGGAAAAGCGATGTATGTTCCTCCTAAGAACATACCTCAAAGAGATCAAAGAGTTGATCCTAAAACTGGCAAAGCAACTCAGGCAGGTGTAAGAAACTATGCTATGAGTCAGGGTGGATATGCTCGATCTGATCGAAATATGTCCAAAGCAGAATTTGATCAGGTCAAAGCAAGAGCAGATCAGATTGCTAGTGATCCAAACAGTGCAGAATATAAAAAGATTGAGAGGAAGATAAATCAGGAATATGGTGGAAGGAGGATGAGAAGGAGACCTTCTAATGCCCCATCTTTCGCTCAAGTACAGGCAGAGATTGATGCAAAAGAAGCACAAAAGACAAAGCCTCAAAAATCTGCAAAGGCAGTTCCACCAAAACCAACTCCCACTCCAACACCAACTCCTACTCCAGAACAACCAAAGACTCCTAAGAAATCTTACTCAGATTTTAGTAAGTTCACTCAACAGAATATGAGGGGAGATTCTAGACCTAAAGTAGTTGCAACACCTGAACCCCCAGCACAACCAAAGGCACCAAAACCAGAGTTTAAATCAAAACCAACACCTACCCCTACACCCACTACAACTAGATCGGTTGGACAATCAGTAGCAGGTGGTCCAGTGCCTTCTTCTCCACCATCATCACCCGAGAAACCAAAGGTTGTTGATGGAAATAATCGTTTTAGTGATCGTTCAGCATCTGCTGCTGCCGATGATCTTAGGAAATCTGGACTTGGTGATAAATTGGGTCAGGATGAGTTACTTGATAGAATTAATCAAAAACCAAGAACTACAAAACCCAAACCCACAAAACCTAAACTTCAGCTTCCCCCTAAACTTAAAGGAGTTGGTGGAACTGCTTTGAGAGGTGCTGCTGGAACTGCTTTTGGTCTTGGAGTAGGTGCTGGTATTGAAAAACTGCCTGTTAATCGCCAAACCAAAGATGCACTTCAAACAACGGCTGGTGTTATTGGTGCTGTAAGTACCCCTGTTGCTTCCACGTTGCTCAGTCTTGGTGGATCTACAAGACAGGCACCGACAACACAACCATCTGCTTCTGACAGAGCCACTGAATTTAAATCTGATCCAAATAAAGTTAATGTGAGATCTTTTAAACCAGCATATGATCCAAAAAATCCATATGATATTACTAAGTGGAGATTAAGTAATGATCCTGGTGTCAACACTAAAATGACCAAAGCTGAACTTGAAAAATTAACTAAACCTAAGTTTGCAGATCTTCGTGGTAGTATCAAGCCTGGTAGTGTTGTACCAAAAGGATTTAAAACTTCTGATCCTGAATTAGCAAAACTCAATCAGAAAGAACTTGATAAATTAAAGCCCAAACCAGTAAAACTACCTCCTGGTACAGATAAAGGCACATCTCCTAAACCAGAGGAATCTCCTTCGGTTGCAAACCCAGGAGCAACACCCAATACTACAACCAGAACCACCAATCCTACAGAACCCGCACCAGCGCCAAAAACACAACCAGAACCACAACTACAGCCAAAACCACAACCACAACCACAACCACCAAAAACACAAACTAAAGATCCGAAACCAAAGAATCCACAAAATCCTATGCTACCACCACGACCACCAGGTGGAAGAAAACCTAATATTAAGACCCATACATGGTATGGACCTACAAAGAGGAAGTACTTATTTGGTGGACCCGATAAATCCTAAATACATTTTATAAGGAATATTAGTAGAAATGGAAAAGAAAGAGGTAAAGGAAGAGAGAACTGCCGCCGATCCTGGTATGAAGGCAAGGATGGGTAGAGTTAAGAAGGATACTGGATCTTTCTTTGATGGTGCTAGAGGTGGCAAGTATGACCTCAATCCTAAGAATAAGGATACTGGATCTTTCTTTGATGGTGCTAGAGGTGGCAAGTATGACCTCAATCCTAAGAATAAGGATACTGGATCTTTCTTTGATGGTGCTAGAGGTGGCAAGTATGATACGACAACATCAACTAAAACCTCTCCAGCAGCGCCTACAACGCCCGAAAAACCCCTAAGATCTATTGATCCTAGTGTTGAAAGACGCCTCTCTGTCGGCGCTGAGAGGGTGGATAAGATGGCAGAAAAGATTAGAGCATTGAGAGCGATGAGAGCTAGATCTCAAAGTCGTCTTATGTCTCAAGGAGAAAAACCAGTAACTCCTATGGTTGTTCCTTCTGCAAAAGTAGAAAAACCAAGAAGTGGAAGAAATGCTATGAGAGATAGTAATGATAGTATGGATGCTTTTGATCTAGTTCTAGAGTATCTCATAACCACTGGTCAGGTTGATAGTTTAGATGAAGCACTCTATGTTATGATGGAAATGGATGCAGAAACCATCCAAGGAATCATAAGTGAAGAGACTGAAGATTCTTTGAGAGACCGTCGCCAAGAGCGTGGTGGTTCTGATGGCAATCAGCGTTATCCATCCGACAGGGGTGTTAAAAAAGGACCCATGTCTCCTGAAGATAAGAAAAAATCTAGGGAGAAGTCAAAGTCTGCTTTAGATCATGTAAGATCATCCATTACTAAGCAGTATGGAGCAGGTGCTATCTACAAGAAAAAAGAAAAGAAAGACGAAGACTGATTATCTAGTTACCGATTTCTTCACCAAAACAGTCCCCTCTACTGCCCTAGTGACAGAACCAGTGGGACTGTTTAACATTAGGTCGTAAAAATATTTTCCTGGTTTCAGGTTTGCTGTAACTGATGATGCAATTGATATGGTAACTCTACCTGTTGTTCTGTCGTTAGCAAAACTTACTTGAAAATCTGCAGATTTTTTAGATCCCTCATATCGCTTCATCTGGGCACAACCATTGTACCCAGTAAGATCTAATATGCTGCTAGAATTGTAGTCTTCCAAAGCAAATGTTTGATCAAAATCCGTACCTGTGTACAACACAAGGTCGCTAACATATGTGGGTGCCATTGGTTTTTTAAATATTTATGTGAGGTCTGTTAAGAATGGTGCAATCCAATCTTCATTGGGGTTTGTTACTGTGATGATAGTAATATTTCTTTCATTTAATTTTTGAACTAATTTATCGTAAGATTGCGAAACTGTTCTCATATTCATACTACCAGAGGTATCAATAAAGATAGCAACTTTACCACCTTCAGGAAGTTGATCTAAAGAACAAATATCATACCAGTCACAAACATCTAGTATATTTCCATCATCCCTGTTTACTCTTACTGGTCCAAAGGTTAAATTATTTGCATTTGCGCCAACAGATAATGATGTATCATTAATAGTGATTTCAGGTGATGTTGCTAAGATAGCTCCATTTGAACCACCATCTCTAAGTTCAACACTGAATTTTTCGGGTCCTTCAGTTGATCTATCTGATTTTAGATATAAATTAAACAGAGCTTCTCCATTAGTAATATTTAAAAGTCCACTAGTAGGGTAAGCGTTTTCAAAGTCTGAATCAGTTAATGCATTATTTGGTGAGATGACTGTATAATATAAAAGCTGTGTGGATATAGTTGAAGTTACTGTAAAGAGTACGCTACCACCTTCATCTACATTAAGTATATTAGGTGTTATTGAATATGTTGGTGCAACATCACCTATGGTAACATCAGAACTTGTTACAATTCCTGGTCCTGATGTAGATCCAGTACGAACAACAATATTAAAAGTTTCATCACCATCAAGAACTGCATCTGTTGCAATAGATCTTACAATAGTTCCAATACCAGTTGTTGCTCCTGTACTGACAACATTAAAAGAACCTGTTGTTGAATTATTGGAAAAGTCTTCTGCAGTAGCAGTTCCACCTGTGCTGTAATATAAAGTTCCCGTTGCATTTATTGTATTGACTGTAAAACTTACAGAACTTCCTTCATTTACCGATGTTGCGCTTGGTGTAATTGTAGCTGATGGTAAACCAAGATTTGTTATATGTGTGGCAGGACTTGATGTTGTTACAATACCACCAGTTGTAGATCCTGTTGAAACATTAACAATAAATCCTTCAGTTATTTCATTTTCTAGTATATCATTAGCAGCAACTTTAGTAATTGTGCCAATACCATTATTGATTTCAAAAGAACCTACTAATAAATTATCGGCAAAATCTGCTGCTGAAACATTACCAACAATATTATAGTAAAGGGTAGTACCAGATCCAACATTAGTTGTATTGACTGTGAAATTTACAGTGCCACCTTCTTGAATAGTTGTTGCAGATCCAACAATAGAGTAAGTCGGTGCATTTCCAGATTGAAATAATCCACCACCGAGACCAAGAACTGTTAATGTTGAATCTGTACCAAGACTAATTGTGTCATTTAATCCATATGTTGTATCACCATATTTTACACCAACACCATCTCCAATAAACTCTAATTCATATGCTGCTCTATTTGGGTCTCCATCAGTTCCAACTCCAAGATTTATAAAATCTCCTTCCATTGCTGGAACATAAAATAGTTCATTATTGGAGAAGATTGTATCTACACCAACCTGTTCACCAGTTTCAAAAAGAACTACATTTATAACTTGATTGGTATTAATTCCAGATGCAACGGAAACCATTGCACCAGTCATTTCACCAAGCAGACAAGTTTGTATTCCGCTGGTGAATTTCTTTCTATGTGCCCTTAAAAAGGCTTTGAAACTATTTCTATTATTACTATTTGGAAATGGCATATCAGAATCCTCTCATTGCTGCAAACATAACCGCACCCAACAATAATGTATTATCAGCAATCGCATTGCCAAGAGGTATGTCTGGATTGTAAAACGCTGGATCTGCTTCAGCATATGATGCTTTAGCAATTTGGACATCTACATATGGAAATCCTGGTAGGTGTGCATATCTAAGACTCATTGTTATTTTATCACACTGTTCCCACCATTCTGCTTTACTTAAGTTATCACCATATGCTGCTGGTTTTGGTTGATCTGCATTATACCAGTCTACGTGAATAAATCCAATTTCGTTAGGAGCACCACTACATACAATGCTCAAATAATTAATTCTTCCAGATATTCTATTACTTGTTCCATCTGATAGATTTCCAAAGTCAACCATAGCATATGGTCCCATAATATCATTTGCCTCTTGAACTCTTTGAGCAAAACTTGTAAATGGTTTTGGATAGTTACCGCCACCGCCAAATGACCAAGAACTCATAGCGGCAGGCAGAACTCTATTATCTGGTAGATAGTTTGGTAACATACCAAAAGGATCAGGTCCAGAACCAACAGGACGAGAGGCACATTCAAATCCACAAGTGCCATCTAGTGGTATTGTTGCTAATACTGAAAATGGAATTAATCCATCACGTATTGCTGCAAGGAATAAATTTTTATTACATTTACATATTTCTAATGGTGTAAATGTAACCTTGAACTCCATTTGTTCGATTGCACCAATGTTAGTAACATTGACTCCAAATACTTCTGCCCATCTGAAAAGATTGAAATTTCGTGTTATTGAGGCATCACCTCCATAGACCCCAAATGCCCAATAGAGCATTTTTGATATATTGTTTTGTATACCTTTTTGAACTGCAAGTGGAACTAAAGGCAACCCAACAGCAAGACCAACAAGATATTTTACTAACCAATTCAACATTCCAAGAATACTCTTCCTCTGATCAATGGTTGGTGCAGCACCAAGATCATCCATTCCAGTGAATAGATAGGTGTCTCTTATCTCCAAACTTCCATCTGGCATCCAATGAAAGGCACCCTGTTTTTTTCCTAGAACGTGGAAAACATTTGCAACACCATCTAAATTTCTAGAGTGATTCTGATAATTATTAAATAAACCAGAAGCAGATGGATTTGATCCCAATGATTGTATAAATTTACATTTTACTTCATCATCATATGGAACTTCTATAGGATTTCCTGGTGTTCCTGGACCGTTGGGAAGTTGATATGTTGTTTGTTGAATATAATATTGTGCCAACATCAAAGCAGCTGTTGCAAGCCCACTAATTTGGGTTCTTAAATCATCTGCTACATTAGGGTCCGAATATTGATTATTGAAAGAATCACCTCTAAACTCCTCTGCAGCAGATTCTATTGCATTTCTAGATATAATGAGATTACTATAATTAAAGTCTGCATTATCATCTGGCATTATAAAATTTCCAGGAAATCCTTGCTGTGACATATTAGATAAGAGGTGGAGTGTTTATTGTTGTTTCAGTTAGGAAATTATCAGGACATCTAAGCCTATCAAAATCATTACTTTCGGATGGTGTACCAAAAGCATTGGTGGCTGATGGTGTTAATAAGTAGAATTTTCTATATGGGAACTGTGATCTAAATTGTGTCCATTGAGATTCCATTATAGCTGTAGTTTGAGAGTCACTCTCATCAATTACTGCAATACAGACTCTTGTCATGTTACCTGCATTTGCAAATGAATCGCAGTTTGTGGAAATTCCTTCTACAACAGTTGCTCTTCCTTGCAAGACAATTTCTTTTTTACCTCCAGGTTTTGTGAAGATAATATCATAAACATATCTCCCAGCTTTAAGATTCGTAGTCGTAAAACTTGGAATTGATAATTTTATTTTTCCAGTTACTCTATCTAAAAAACTGATAGTAAAATTGACAGAAGTTTTGCTACCAGCATGTTTCCGCAACTGAGCTTGTGCTGAATAATTAGTCAGATCAACAGGATCTCCACCCATTTGGAGCATGTCATATTCTTGTTCGTAATCACTTCCACCATCTATCCTGATGTTGTGGGTGTATACTACTGCCATCTTTTTTAACTATTTAGAACTAGATTACGGAGAGCAGAATATAATTGTTGCCCCACAGTTGCAAAATCAGTGGGTTTCCCCTCAAAAGTAGGAAGATCAAAAGTATTAGTATCTGCACTTACATATAATATTCCAGCTCCAATTTTCTCATAAGCAACAGTTACTTGAGCACCTACAGCATAAACTGGTGTTCCGCCAGTGAAGGTTCCGCTGGCATTAGAATATAATTCAATGGGAAAGTTCGATTCTACAACTGAACTATCATTTGATCTGTCCATGAAGATCTGCAATGCCACATCTACATTATCTTGTCTAATTTCTGAGCCAAGACCTATCAATATCTCATTCATTCCTGCCTCATCTCCACAACCATTTTGTGTAAACCATTCATTATTTACCCATATAACTCCACCACGTTGAAGATATTGAACCAGACTATTTTTATATGCCGTATTTCTTATAAGAGATACAGCGTTATCTAATGTCTGACATCCATTGACAAATCCTAGACGAACTATACCATAATCATTGATATCATTAATAGTAATTGATGTACCAGTTACATTAGGACCAAATCCGTTTGCTTCTAAAATAAATCCAATCTCTTCATTTGCATAAGAAGTAACAACACACGATGGTGTAACATCTTCAGTTGCCAGTACATTACCTTCTATAACAATACTTTTCTTACCTGTAGTATCTGTAAACATCATATCCCAGACATACCGACCAGGTTTAATATCTACACTATCGCTTGATTTTAAAGATATTCTTACTCTTCCGTTCGCCCTGTCTATAAATCCAACATTGAAAGTCGCAGCTGCATTTAAACTTTCTGGATGCTTTCTGACTTGAGATGCTGCTGTATATCCAGTTAGATCTAGAGGTCCATTACTATCATCTAGATAAAAATCTCTAGAAAAATATTCCCCCGTGTTAATAGTAATATTGTTGACGTAGACTGCCATAGTATACAGCTTTATTGATTATTTATCAAGGGCTTGACAAACCTTGATTCCGTAAGTAGGATCTGTTTGTTAGGTTTGGAGATAAATAAGAGCTCTAAGACATTAAGCTATAGTATGAGTTATGAGAATCCTTGGATATACTTGGAACGAACTTTTGATAGTGATGATGTTGGGGACTACTTTGGCTTTGTTTATCTCATTACCAATAAGTCCAACCAACGACAATACATTGGGCGAAAGTATTTTTGGTCGTTTAGAAAACCACCAGGGAAGAAAAGAAAAGTAAAGCAAGAATCTGATTGGAAAAAGTATTATGGTTCTTGTCCTGAGTTAAAAGAAGACATCAAAAAGTATGGCAAAGAGTTCTTCAGTAGAGAAATATTGAGTCTGCATAAAACTAAAGGAACTTGTAACTTTGAGGAAACTAAGCAGTTATTCCTAAATAATGTGTTACAAGAATCACTTGACAGCGGTATACCCGCCTACTATAATAGTAATATTCTTGGAAGGTATATGCGTAAGGACTATGGTAACTTTAGCAAAAATACTGAAGAAGAATCATGATTGGGCGATAGACCAAATTCATTATCACTGTGATTCTGGAGATATAGAATCTGCGTATTCTATTCAATGTGAATTTGATGAATGGTTAGATCCTAATACTGATGAACATGACATTTTGTCTCTGGAATACTTCGGAGAAGAAAGTCAGTTTGATATATAGATTGATAACTGGAGTTTATCATGCAAAAACTCGTTAACTTAATTGCGCTTTTTTCTGGCGTTGTATCTCTATCTGTAGTTGCAGGTGGGGCATATGTTTATGTAAACAAAGATGCCATGGTTGAAAGAGCTAAAGAAAAAATTACTGCTGCTGCAACAGAAGCAATTGCTGGTGCATTGCCTGATATGTTAGGTAATACTGCACCTCTGGGTGAATCTGGACCAGTTGGTGGATCTAGTCTTCCTATACAGTTCCCCTGAGCTATATAGAACAGTTGCTTAGACTTCTATGCCCGAAGAAGTAAAGAAAGAAGAACTTAAAACGGAAGAACCGAAAAAGAAGAGTGCTCTTGAAAAATTGAAGGAAAAGGCAGGTGACTCTGAAGAACACCTTGCTATTCTTTCAACCTTTGTTCGTTTAGGTATTCTTGTTTGGTCTGGTGGTATTCTAACTCTTAACTATGTGACCATTCCTGGTTTCCCACAAGGAAAGATCGACCCAACCTTCATAGCCAGCGTTTTTACGGGCGTTTTAGCTACATTCGGGGTTCAGACGGCGAAGAATAAAGCTAATGGTGGCAGTGGTGCCTCTGCAGGTGGTGTGAGTAAAGCAGACATGGAGAAGTTAATTGCTGCAGCATCACAAACTGCTCCTGCTCAAACGATTAGGATTGAGCAAGCACCACTTCAAATCGGAAACTCACCAGCACCTAAAGGACCAGCAAAGTCAGACGAAAAGTACACGATGTGATGTTATGAACTACAAATGGGCGGTATTAGGATCAGCAGCGGCATTTGGATTTGCACATATTGGAATCCTAGGTCATTTGATGAGTCGTTCTCAACTGCCAGTTATCAATTTACCTGTTGGTGACTATACCTCCTATATTGTAGAAGCTCATAAAGATGGTTATAGAATTCAGTATAATTCTAATGACCCTAAAGTTTTAGGTGTTAGAAAGTTTGTTGATAAAAAGAATGGAGTCTTTGGTATAGGTGGTGAGACAACTACCACCTTCAAAGAAGAATACACTATGGATGGTGCCCGCCATATGGGTGGAGGTGATGTGGGAAAGTTGAGTGCCGAAAAATTAGCATGTATCAAGGCGGAAGGTGGCGGAGAAAATGCAGGTAGACAAGTTGGTGCTACTATAGGTGCTGCTACTGCTCCTGCTGTCTTAAGTATTCCATACATTGGATGGTTGGCAGCTGGTTGGGTTGCAATATTCAGTCAGGAAAAAGGTGCTGAGATTGGTGGTGATCTAGCTGTTTCTATGAAAGATGGTTGCGATAGTAACCAAAATTAAAAATTTGTAGCTATATGGCACAGACAAAAGTGGTAAATAGGACTATACTACTAATGTAAATAGAGGATACTGCAGTAATGACTGATCCTGATCAAAGTTTTTCCGATCTTAAACTGGATAGGAAAGAATGTCCCAAATGTGGAGCCACATGGATTAATGGTAAGCATGTTTGGAGGGGTACGGGTGCAAGTTCAGATTCTAGTGAATTAGATTTAGCTGGACTTGTTTGCAACCCATATGGAAATAATCAATGCATCAATCCAAAGAAAGGTGTTGACGGTGGTCAAACCTGGGAATATAGAAGAGGATATGTTGATGCTGCTATTGAAAGCAGAAAAAACGAAATTGAAAATGCAGATAAAATGTTTAGAACTCAGTTTCCTGACGAGGATCTATGAATTATTCATTCACTCTTCTTCTGTGTTTCGTACCTTTAGTTGTGATCTACATAGTAATGAAGATTGCCGTATGGATGTCTGCTGTAAACTATGAAGCGGATTATGTCAGAAAAGAACCTTCACGAAAACGAGGACCCTTTGTGGCAAACCCATATGAGGATGTTGATGCAGAGGAAGAGGACTATGGAAATCGCACAGACTATCGATGATGCTCTTTACGAGTATTATACTGTAGATAGGGGTGTACCAGTTCCAAAGTGGAGAATGAAAAAAGATCCAGATTGGTGGACTGAGTATTTAAAAAGTTTAGAAGATGATATTTAATTATGTGAATACAGAATCGATTCCTTGTGATGATTTTTGTATCTCTAAAGTCACAAAATCGTTTCCCATTTTTCATTATGTTCCACCAACATACTCTGAAATAAATGAGAAGTTAATACCATTATTTCAGCAATATAAAGAAGAGAACCCAGAGTCAATAAGAACAAATGTAGTCACTACTTGGAGAAGTGGTTGGTTTGTTCAGAATGACCCTAGGTTTAAATTTTTTGTTGATTGGATTATCACTCAATGTAAGTATATTTGTATAAATCACCTTTATAAACATTTTGAATTTCTTTGTTTGAATATGTGGTTAATGCAATATGAAGGAGGTGATTATGCTCAATCACATGATCACTTTCCAAATTCATTTTCCTGTGTTTATTATATTGATGTAGAAGAAGATTGTTCTCCAATTATTTTTGAAGGAGAACTTGAGATTAATCCTAAACCTGGAATGGTTGTCATATTTCCATCTGTATTAATGCATGAGGTTCCTAAGACTGATAAAAAGAGGATGGTAATCTCAATGAACTTCAATGTAGAGGAATATAAACCTAGTGTGTAAATCAACACAATAAGTAATTTTGCGTATTTTTGAAATAAATACTTGCAGCGATAAACGAATAGATGAAGTTTTTCTTTGCGCTGTTAGCTACACTCTTTCTTGCTACACCTGCTTGGGCTGTAGATGTCATGATGGGTGCTGGTGGTAATTTAGTATTTGAACCATCAGAACTTACAATTTCTGCTGGAGATTCAGTTCACTTTGTGAACAACATGCTTCCTCCCCATAATGTATTGATTAAAGATCACCCTGAGTTAGGTCATGAAGCCCTAGCAATGATGCCTGGTGAGGAGTTCGATGTTGAATTTCCTGAAGCAGGTGACTATACTTTCTATTGTGGTCCCCATGAGGGAGCAGGTATGATCGGAACAATTCATGTAGAATGATTCACAACGCAGGGCATTTTGCCGCATGGGCTTTAAATAACCCATATACATTAGGACCAATGTGTATAGCATTGGTCTTTGTTCCCATTCTTGGAATGTGGGCAGTTCACAAATATGGATGGGAGCATTGGGAACCTTTTGACAAAAAACACAAGTAATAGTGTTATGGAAAAATTTAACCAGATTACTTTAAATATTACAGTATCAATTATAGACTTCCTGTATAAAGGAAGAGACTTTCAAAGATTTTGGGTGCTTGAGGAAATTGCTCGGGCACCATATTTTGCGTTTTTAAGTGTCTTACACCTTCGTGAATCTTTAGGTTTGCGAGGTCAATGGCACATTTATTTGATGAAAGAACACTTCGAGCAGAGCGTCAATGAAACAGAACATCTGGAGTACATGGAATCTAGGGGCGGTAATTCTTATTGGATTGATCGCTTTTTTGCCAGACACCTCGTCCTTATCTATTATTGGGTCAATGTGGTTTATTATTGGGTGGCTCCTCGCGCTGCTTACCATCTCTCCTACGAAGTAGAGATTCATGCAGCAGAAACATATGGAGAATACTTAACTCGTTTTCCAAAAGATGAGAAGATTTGGGAGATTATGAATGATGAGGTTCAGCACTTCCAAGAACTTGCAGAAGCGATTAGGATCCTTGATCCTGATCACTTAACTGTAAGAGAGAAGGATCGTGATCCATTCCCCCCAGATGTAAGTGATCTAGGAGTCACAGTTAAAACTATTGGGTATCAAGAACATGAACCTATTTCTCAGACCACTAGAAGATCCTAATGGTGTCACATGGAGTATCATCTGGAGTTTGGTGATACTCCTTATAGGAGTAGCTTATTACATATACACTATTATGACTCTGGCATTTAGTGAAATGAATGAACCTGATCCTCCTCCAGCACCTGAAAAGGAAGTTGTAGATGAAGTAATAGAACTTACTGGATTGGAAAAAATTAATACTGATGATGAAGTGAATAAATAGGTAGAGCACAAATCATTAGAGTGATATAATGGCTTATATTCGCCACGATGAAAATAACAATCCAGTAGACCCACAACCTGGAAGTACGGAAGTTCAACAATTTGCAGGAACTGAAGGTTGGTCTACTGTAACCTATAAGAATTTTAATGCAGATTATCAGGCTCGTAATACTGATAATAGTCCCAGGACTCCAGCAGCATATCAGAGACATGATGAGAATAATAATCCAGTAACACCAGCGGCGTATCAACGCCATGATGAGAATAATAATCCAGTTAATGCATGATTGTAAACGGATAGCATTGTAATAAATAAAAAAAAATTAGGACTAAGGTTATGGGAGCGATGATTCCGCCAAGTAGGAAGTCATGTTATAACTTCCGCGTGATTGAAATAAACAGAGTTGTTGATGGTGATACCATTGATGTAACTATTGATTTGGGATTTGACTTGTATAAGAAGGAGCGTGTCCGTGTGGCAGGTGTGGATACTCCAGAAAAGCGAACAAGAGACTTAGAAGAAAAGGAGCTTGGGATCGATGCAACGAATTGGCTCAAAGCGAAGTTGGATGGTGCCATTACTGGGGATGACGATCTTGTTATCCGTACTGAGCTTGTTGGTGGTATGGGCAAGTATGGTCGCCTTCTCGGTTGGTTGTACATAGGAGATGCTGATGTGTCCCTGAACGAACAAATGATTGACGAAGGATACGCTTGGGAGTATGATGGTGGTACTAAACAAAAGAATTTTGAAGAACTCCGCGAAATTCGTAGAGCACTTGGAACTTTAGTTGATGATTTGTCATGAAAGACTTAAAAATTCCATTTGCTGTTATCTCATTTCTTGCTGTTCAACTTGGTGGTGCCATATGGTGGGCATCTCAAGTTGATGGTAGAGTAAGAACTCTAGAAACTAAAAGTCTTAGTGTTGCTCAAGAGAACAGGAGATATATTGAGCAAGTAGTTCAACCATCTTACGGAATTGGTAAGAATTGGAAGAATCAATATCATGATGAGTGGGTACTGAAAGGGGGTTGGAAAAAATGACAAAAGAAATTACTATCAATGCTCCAGAAGATCTGAGCATCGATCGTCTAATGATCGAGCAAACTATAACTCAACCATCAGACTTAGAAGTAGGTCCGATTAAAGTTGGGGATTCTTCAGCATTAACTGCGAGTAATGTTGCATTTGTAATTATTATTCTTGGTGCTCTTCTTGTATTCAAAAAATTTATCAAATGAGTTTTCTAAATATTTTACTCGCCGTAACTCTTTGGGTTCAAGTACCTCAATGGTCCGATGATTGGAGTAATTGTGCTGTTGATGTTCCTGATACATCTTGCCATTGGTACATTGTCAATGCGGACAACACCTTTGGAGAAGGATTTGACTGGGAAACAGCACCATGGTATTCAGTAGAAGGTCTTCAAGATATTGCTAATCTTCATGATACCGTTTTAGAAGATGGGTATCGTTATACTATGGAAAGTCTACAAGATGATAAAGATATTTGATAATTTTTTACCTGAGGAACAACATAGATTAATATATGATTCTATGTTTCAGAATAGTATATTTCCTTGGTTTATAAGTCCTATCTTAACTGATAGTTGGATTCATTGTGATAGCAAAGAGAATCTTCAATTCTCAAGTTGGATTTATAAAGATTTTAGACCAGAAGGTCCTCAATTTGATTTATTTTTGCCTATCATATATCATCCAGAATTGGGTATTAAGTCTATAAAAAGAATCAAGGCAAATTTAAATCTACAGACTCCTGAAATTATAACTCACGGATTTCATGTAGATGATCCTACATTGAAGAATCCTGCACATAATGCTATATATTATGTAAATTCAAATGATGGGTATACCTTATTTGAAGATGGGACAAAAATTGAAAGTGTAGAGAACCGTCTGGTTATCTTTAATTCACTTCTCAAACACACAGGTAGTAGTTGTACAGACGAAAAACTTCGCTGTGTAGTAAACTTTCTCTATTATTCGGACAACCGAGAAGATTATGAATCTTAAAAATGTAATTATTGCTGGGTTATTGATTGGTTCAGCACATGGAATGACAGTTCCAGCAAAAGCACATCATCCAGAATTAGATAATCCTGTTTCTTTTACTGATAAAATCACTAAGGGATATCATACTATGGATGCTATGGGATGTATGCTACTTAGGGAGTGTACTGATGGAGTCAATAAAGTCAAAAGTATCTCAGATATTGATGCTGAGTATCCCAATAGTGATTTTGGTTTTGTTACTAACGAGTTCAACTCAATTCTCTCCTCTCTTGATCGGATCGGAGTTGAAGTTTTTCTAGCAGATTCAAAATATTTTCCTATCGGACATAGGGGAGTTTATCATACTGTTTCTAATAACTTTTTTCTGAATCGCGCTTTTATGCATCGTCCTAGTACTCTGATGAGTGTGATGCGTCATGAAGGATGGCATGCTGCCCAAGACTGTATGGCTGGTTCGATTGAAAATAATATGATCGCCATCATTCATAATGAAGATGATGTTCCGAAGATTTGGCAGGATATTGCTACGAAGACTTACAAAGATATGCCTCATGCTATTCCCTGGGAAAAGGAAGCATTCTGGGCAGGTAAAACTCTTGGTATGACTCAGAAAGCACTTGATGCTTGTGCTGCAGGAAAAATGTGGGAAGTGTATACGCCAACACCAATGACTGGTGAGTGGTTGAGAGAAAATGGATTTATGTCTAAATGAATTATGGATATCAAAGATAAGTTAGTTGCAGGTACATCTGTTTTAGCATTAGGTGCTAGTTCAGTTGTTGGTGGTAATATTGCTATTGATAAGGCAACTGGTGGTGCTGAAAAGCGTAGAGATGAAACTGTCCAGGCAGTTCTTGAGGAAATCATGCCTATTGTAGATGCCAGGATACATCAATTAGTACCTAAAACCTCAGGTTCAGTTGTTACGGATCAACCAGCACCTTCTGCTAATTATAGAAATAGGGTTCCAAAATGATACCTGAAGTAGAACTTAATAAAGTTAAAATAGGAAACATTGGAGTTCAAATCGGGGGTCGAATTAGACCCTCTTCTTTACGTAATATAGACATTCCAGATAATAATATTTGGGTTACTCAACCACCAAGTGTAATTCCCCCAGCTGTTCCAGTAACTGTGGATCTCGGAACACCAATTGTGAATATTCCTGGATGTGTTAATGTTCACAAAGAAAATGTAAAGCAAGCTTCTAAGAATAAGAACCTTGTTGATGATGACCCCAAAGGCAATACAACTCTTTGTGATGCGGGAGTACCTTCATATGCCCCTCTTGACTATCAGGCGAATGAATTAACTTGGACTACAGTTACTCCAAAACAACCAGAACCCAAAGGTGTAGATGCAGGTACTCCTGAGGCACCACCACTTCCTGCTACACCATCACCTCCAGTTATTCCGCCTAAAACTGCAGAGCAAAAAAAATGCCCTGGACCGAAAGATCTCAGGGTTGGTGATTATTCTACTAGTGGTGATGAAAAGGTAATAGGTCACAGATGGAATGAGGATGAAACCATTTGTATTGTTGAATGGGGACCTGTTGGTATTACTGAAAAATATTTACCCGCACCTCAAACTGTAACTACTACCGCGACAATCGCCGTAGTTGCGACGACTTCTGCACTGCTCGCAAAACCTCTTGCTGACCTCCTCCTGAGGATCGTGAAGCCTGTTGTGAAGAAAACTGTAGGTAAGGTGAAGAAGATCCTGGGTAAAGAAGATCCTGTGCAGTCCCTGGAGCAACGGAAGCTTGCTCAGAGGGATCGGAATCGGGCTTTACGGGAGCTGCGGAAGGCGATGAAGAAGTAGGTTGTGGGTGAATATGGTGTGTGTGATCTGGGATTTTACCTGATGGTGCATTAGTTACCATGACATCAGCACAGATTGCCGCATATGGACTTCTGGGATGAAAGCGAATTCCTCTCATCATCAAATCTCCACAATTCTTCAATCTAGCTAATTCAAAATCTAATCTTTTATTGGCAGTTAATTGTTGTTGCATTGCAATTTGTGCTTGCGCTGCTTCATGACATTGCTTTTGAAACTTCTTATTCATTGGAATACTCAAAGTCGCAGACAAACCTATATTAAAACTTTGATTTGCTTTCATATCTGTACGAACAGGTTTTTGCCAGACTACACTACCAGGATTATCTGGAATTCCGTCTGGTCCATCCTGATCAATAGTGATTTCCATTGGATCACCGTCAGGAAACCAACGAACAGTTTCTCCAGCATCATTTACATAAGTTCTATCATCATACCAAGGTTCCCAGGGGTAATTTCTTACTGTCGTTGATACTTCAGTAGTTCTACCTTCAAAATCAGTCATATCATACTGTGGTTCCATATAGAAATCTTCCCACGGATCTTTTCTACTATCCGCAAATTGAAGATATGGTGTCACATTAAGAGTGCTTCCCTGACATTGAACACCACCACCGTAAGTATTAGTGATGTAAGGACCTTGTAAAACCTGGATCGCCTGATTGGTCACCGAGCCTGAGCTATTCGCGATTGGATTTGCAGTCGCAGAAACACCACCTACACCTTGTGCAAGTGCTGCATTTGGACTCAGGATACTAAAAGAAGTTATTACTGCGTAAATGTACTTGTGGTATCGGTTACGCTTTCTATCACCGTTGTTCTTTGAATAATTGTTTGATTCGTCATTCCTGGTCCAGAATATGTCTGGGTGAACTGAAATGCTGCTCCAGGATCTGATATTGTGAATGCTGCTTGGTTTGAGAGATCTAACGAGTCGAATGAACTTGTTACTTGACCTGTTACTTCTCCTGTAGCGCCAGTTGTTGCTGGCGCTACATTCACTGTTGATGTGTTCGTTGTTGGATTGAGTCTTTCTCCCCCATTGGAGACGCCCACTCCTGATACTGAGTATTCCCATCCTGTTCTAAAATCCACGCTATTAATAGTTTCAGTCACGGTTGAGGTTGTTTCCGTGTGGCTCGTCATTGAGCCCTGTGTGAAGTTTGGGACAACGGGGACTGCCTGGGCAGTGGCACCTAAACTTAGGATTGCCGCTGCACTCGTCACAGTAGACATTATAGTCCGCCCAAAATTCATTCTTTTTACTCTCCATACTAGCACAGAAATGCTTTATCGTATAGTCAATTCTGTAACAAATTGACCTGTAACGCTTGTACCAGCTCCACCTGGAGTTAAAGTACCAAATCCATGCTTACTGGTGACGCTACCAGCAAGGTCGCCAGCAGTTCCAGCCGCAGTAGAAATCTGATTACTGTATGCACTAACGGCACCTGTGGCAGGTGCAGAAGTAACAATAGTATCTCCTGCAGTATATGAAGCACTATATGAATATGCTTCACCAGCAGTTGTTTGTGATGCAGTGATGGCAGTTACATCAAACTGTCCATCGGAACCAACACCAATCTTGGCAACAGCATTTACATCTGCTGTTCCATTATTATATGTTGTTGTAACATTGCTGCCAGAGGTACTAAAGGTGTTACCCATTCTAGTTGCCTGAGTTGCTGCAGCATTGACAGTCAATTGAACACTTGACTGTAGTTTATGTGTTATGTCCGCATGTGCTGCACTTGCTGTTCCTAACAAGAGCAGTGCTGCAATGGGTAAAAACCTTGTCATTCTTTTACCTCTTGTGATCAGCTTTATTTAGTGATTAAAGATTTGCATAATGCAATACAGAATTATATGTGTTATAATATAGTATAGTCTATGTAAAAAAATGGCTCAATCTACTGAACAACAAAAACAACATTTGGATTCTGCTGTTGAGCAGCAGCAAATGTTGCTGAACGAGATTCAAGAATTACAAAATCAAATTAATCAGAAGAGAGAAGTTGTACTAAAAGTACAAGGCGTTATTGAATATCTGCAACAAGTTGTAGAAGCACCTGAACCTGTTGTAGTTCCTGAAACAACAACTGAAGGAGATGCTGAATGAAAATCTTTCTAGACACTGCAGATGTAAATGAAATCCGTGAGGGATGGGAGTCTGGAATTATTGATGGTATTACCACTAACCCTACACTAATCCGTAAGAGTGGTAGAGATCCTGAAGAAGTTTATCAGGAACTTATTGATATGGGCATCAATGATGTCAGCATGGAAGTCGTAGGAGACTATGCTACAATGGTTGATGAAGGTGCTCGCCTTGCCCGCAAATTTGGTAAATCAGCAACTATTAAAGTTCCTTGTACTCCAGATGGTTTGCGTGTTTGTAGAACACTTTCAAGAGATCTGATCAGTGTAAATGTAACTCTAATCTTTTCTCCTGCACAAGCAATTCTTGCCGCAAAGAGTGGTGCGAAATATGTATCACCATTTGTAGGTAGAGTTGACGATAACTCATATTCTGGTCTTTCTCTTGTGGAGCAGATCGCTAAAGTATATGATGTGCAGGGTATCAATAAAACAGAAGTTCTTGCAGCATCCATTCGTGATGTAAAAGCAGTATCTGATTGTTTTGCTGTTGGAGCTAATGTTGTTACAATGCCACCAAAAGTATTTCACAAAATGTATGAACATGTATTGACTGATAAAGGTCTATACCTATTCGATTTGGATTTTGCTCAGATTGTCAAAAAGTAGAAATAACCGAACTACTTGACGAAAGCTTAAGTAAAGGTTATAATAAATACCTACTCATAGAGGACGCTCTATGCGCCCCCTAATCCGAATTCCGCAAATTTGAGCTAGGATAGAGTAGGGATATTACGGAATCATGTCGAGATTCCTATCATCCGTAGGTTAAACTCTACGAGTTCACTCAAAAGGAAAAAAATGTTTACTAAATCTATTTTCGCAGCCATTGCTGCAGCCCCCCTGTTCGCTGGTGCCGCTTTCGCAGGTCCCTATGTCAATGTGGAAGTCAATGCAGGTTGGACGGGCGACGACTACACTGGGGCAACTACAGATGCTCATGTAGGCTTTGAAGGACCTCTAGGCGAAGCTGGTGCTTCCTACTATGTGCAGGGCGGACCTGCTATCGTATCTGTAGATGGCGAAGAGCTTTCTACTCGTTTCTCTGGTAAAGCAGGTGTTGGCGTTCCCGTCACGGATGCGCTTGGTCTCTATGGTGAAGTCAGTTTCATCACTGCTGAAGAAGAGTTCCTAGATGATCTGGGAGTAGGCGGTAAACTGGGTGTGAAGTACAACTTCTGATAATAATATAAAAATTAGATCCCCCCTTGCAGGGGATCTTTTTTTATGCTATACTTTATCAGTAATCAAGGGCACAGAACTTGAAAGACCTCGATCTATCAAAACAGTTTGAATATCAAAAGCTTGTCAGAGAAATAGATCAATGCTATGATATAGATCAACTGAAAGAACTTTTTAAAGAATGGTTAGAGGTTCAGTTCAAAAAAGACAAGGTCATGCAGGACCTGCTCTTAGATACTATGAAAGATTTGTATTCTGAATGAATGGAAGTATTTACTCTTAAAGAATGGGAAGAAAACTTTGATGCATTATTCAAAAGAGTTGAAGAAGGAGAGACGATAGGTATTGTGAGAGAAGACGGAAAAGCAGCAGTATTCATGCCTTCTGATGAAGCAGAGTTTCTGCGAATACATACAACAGATAATAACGACGCTGATTGATGTATTTGGGAGCATAGCTTAACGGTTAGAGCGGGCTCCTTATAAGGGCTTAGTCTGGGTTCAATTCCCAGTGTTCCCATCC